GCACGTCGATTACTGCCGTGCCGTTGGCCTTGTCCTCGACCAGCTTTCTTGTGGTCTGGGGCCACTTGGAGGAAAGCCCGCGCATGGCATCCAGCGTTTCCGTGAAGCTCATGCGGCCACGCACCTGATCGAGCAGATAGCGGTCTGCGCCTTTCCTTGCCCAGACCTGTCCAACAACGAAGTCTGAACCGTCCTTGTCCTTGAAGGTGCAGTCCCACGACTGGATGAAGTCATGCAGGCCGGACGGCAGCGCCGCCCAGCGTTTCCACCACTCTCTCTTGAACATACCGCCGGAGCTTGGTGTGGGGGTCTGCATATACAAAGAAGACCATGCGTATGTACCGACGGTCTCTTTCTGTTGTGCAGCCCATGCTTCGTCGTAGCCGCCCGCAGGCCACAGCGCCTCGCCTAGCTCACGGCCCAGAGGGTCGGTAGCCGGGTCTTCGCAAACGGCCGGGAGCGAGATAATGTCCCAGTCCTCAACCTTGCCGTACTCCGGGTTCAGGAGCCGGGCGGCAAGGTCGTCTTCGTGCCAGCGGGTAAGGATGATGATAACAGCGCCGCCTGCGTGCAGTCGGGTACTCACCGTAGACTGGTACTCGTCCCACAGCTTATCGCGGTAGGTGGCAGATTCAGCCTCGGCGCGGTTCTTGATGGGGTCATCGACGATAAGCAGGTCTGCGCCATAGCCGGTGATGGAGCCGCCGATACCAACGGAGATCATGCCGCCCATGCCGTTGTCGAGGTTCCAGTTCGTTTTGGTGGCCTGCACTTGGGAGATGGTATGACCAAACAGCGCAGGACCGAACTCCTCGACCTTATCGCGGTTCCGCTTGCCGAATTGCTGGGCAAGGTCGCCGCTATAGCTGATCTCGATGACACGCTTCTCTGGGTTCTTTCCCAGATAGAACGAGGGGAAGGTTTCGGTCACGGTCATGGACTTGCCGTGGCGCGGCGGCATGAATATCATCAGCCGCTTGGTCTTCCCTTCTATGATGCTTTCCAGCTTCTCGCACACAAGGTCGAGGTGTCTGGCTCTTTTCCACCTGCCCATGTGAACGTACTGGACATAATCGGCATAGTACCGTCTCGCCAATTCATTACGAAGCTCCTCACGGGACGCGGCTTTTTGAGATTTAGAATAGGACCGTTTATTCGGAGTCTTCTTCATCGCTCATGCAGGCCAGAGCCTCCCTCAGCTCCTCCTCGCTCAGGTTCTCATAAGGTCTGGCCTGAACAGAACCATCAAGCGTGACCTTCTGAGTCTGAGAGAACTCCTCTCTACAACGATTGTTGAGCCAGTACATTTGAGCCATTGTATCGGGAACGGCTTTCTTCGTGAGCGTTCTGACCCGGACCGGCTTCTGCTCACCAGTCCGAGGGTCTACGTCAATGACGCTTTCCTTTTCCTGATATTCAAAGCCTACAGCGCGTTCAAACAGAGATTTTTTTACTTTTGCGTCGGCGACTTCTTTTCCGCTCTGACAGGCCGTATTGAACGACGGGTACGTCTGCCGCCAGCGGATGATGGTCCTACGCGAAACATGGAAGGCATCAGCAATGTCCTGATCTGTTGCGCCCTTGATAGCAAGCGACCATGCCCAGTCATCGTGGTACGCCGGATTGTACTTTAGAGGCGTAGGCATTTGCTATCACCTACTTCCCTGCCAGATAATCCGCAGCCCAGTATTCAAGGGCCTGCCACTTGTTCTTCGGGCCGATCTCGCCCTCCTTGACCATCTTGTCAAGAGCCTGTGCGATGGTGTCGGCGGCTTCCTTCGGGATAGCCGGGGAACCAAACAGGTTCGGGAGCTGCACCCACTCCTGACTCTCGTCGAAGTGCAGGTCCTCGAACAGGGATTCCGTGGCCTTAATCATCGCATGGATGGCAGCGCCGGTGTTCTTGACATTGGCGAACTGCCGATACTTCGTGATGGTTTCGATGAACTCCTCGTGCTGGTCAATATCGGCAACGCCCAGCATATCGGGGCTGAGAGAACCCAGAACCTTCACAAGCTGGTCCAAATCGCGGAGCTGGTGCGGCAGGAAGGTGAACGTGACGTTCTTCCAGTCAAACTCCACCTTCGGGGACAGCAGCTTCTCAAGCTCGGCCATAGGCTCGCCGATGATGTCCTTGCCGATGTAGCTTTCCAGCATATCATCAACATCGTCGATCATCTTGGCAATTTCCTTCAGGGTGGACTGGTCATCAAAGCCGCTGATGGCGTTGTGCGCCAACTGCTTTGCAGCCACCTGAGAGCGCCGCAGGCCGGTGGTGTCCAGAATGACAAAAAGCTCCGTCAGCACACCGCTGTCCTTTGCAGAACGGATGCGGTGGTGGCCGGAGATAATCTCGATCTTGCCGTCGATGAGTGCGCAGAACGGGAGACTTTCGAGCTGTCCCCGCTTTTTGATATTGTCGGTGAGCTGCTTCTGCATCTCGGTCTTCATAATGCGGGCGTTGATGTCCTGCTCCCTGAAATCCGTCAGCTTTACCTTGGCGATGACCAGCCCCGAACCCATGTCGGCGACCGTTTCATACTTTACGGCTGCTCTGCCGACTTGGTTTTCTCGCGCTGTTTCTGCCATCGTTCTTCCCTCCCTAACCATTCATTCAATGCCTGTTTGGCGTTTCTATCGTACAAAGGCGACTCGTATGTGAGACGGTAGCCCATCTTCTTGTCCGGGACTTTCTTGGTCAGCTCCATCAGCCCCCGCATTTCCTTGGCCTCCGGATACTTGGTCATCTGCACTGTCTTGAGGGACTTGGCCTTTTCTTTCTCCAAATCCGTGCAGATGTTCATAATCAGCGGCCGGTTCTGTGCAAGCATGGTCAGCAGCCGCCCCAACCGGTAGGTCTTATGGGGAACTGTCATGCCGTACATGAGGAACACGGCATCAGAAACCTGCGTGCCGAAGGCACCCATCGTGAGTGCCGACTTATCCAGCCCGAACACGCCTGCCAGTTTTCCGTCGATGAGGACGGCCATGTTGAT